GCCGTCTCCCAAGTGACCTGGAGGAAACCCCGCCCCCGGCAGAAGAAGGGGGTCGAGGAGTAAATGGCGTTTTGGGATAGATGGAGGAGGACCCAGGGGACCGCCTCCCGTCCGTATCGGGAGGGCGGCTTTATGGTCCCCCGGTGGTCTACTCCCCCGGAGAGAAACACCGAGGAATGGGTCCAGGCCTTCAAGACCAACCCCCGGCTGGCCGTGGTGGAGCGTATCGCCTCCGACCTCTCCTCTGCCGAGGGAAAGCTATACCGTATCGGGAGGGATGGAGAGGAACAGGAGCTTGACGAGCACCCCTTCCTGGAGTTCTGGGACAACCCCAACCCTCTGCACGAAATGAGCAACGCCGCCCTCTGGCGGCTGCTAGAAATCTACCTCGCTCTTAAAGGCGAGGGCTATTTCATCATCGAGAAGGATATGTTCGGGAGGCCTGTGGAGCTGTGGCCTGTGCCCGTCCACTGGGTCCAGATGACCCCGTACCTCGACCACCCATACTACACCGTCCGGGCTACCTCCGGGACCCTCATGCAGGTGTCCGTGGATGATATGTTCGTGATGAAGGACCTCAACCCCTATGACCCGTTCCGGCGGGGCCTGGGCCAGTCTGAGGCCCTGGCGGATGAGATTGAAACAGACGAGTATGCGGCCAAGTTTCAGAAGCGGTTCTTCTTCAATGATGCCACCCCCAACCTGGTCATCTCCATGCCGAAGTCTACCGAGGAACAGCGAAAGCGGTTCCGGGCTGAATGGCTGGAGCGGTTCAGGGGTCACTTCAATTCCCACGGCGTTGCCACTGTCAACGGCGAGGTGGTGGTGAATAAAATCGGGGACACCATGAAGGACATGGACATGGTGAATGGCCGCATCTTCATCCGGGACGCTGTGCTGGAGCATTTCGGGGTCCCCCGTGAAATCATGGGCATTACTGAGAGCAGCAACAGGGCTACCTCTGAGGCCGCCCAGTATATCTATGCCCAGAATGTCCTTATGCCGAGGCTGAGGCGCCGGGAGGAGGCCATCAACAAGCAGCTCCTCCCCATGTTCGGCCCCGACCTGGTATGGCGGTATGAGGACATCGTACCCCGCAACCAGGAGTTCGACAAGGCCGTGGCCCTGGATGGCTGGAACGCCGGTCTGCTTACCAAGGACGAGGCCCGCGAGAAGCTGGGTATGCCCCCGGCCCCCGTGGGCGGAGATGTCTACAAGACCACCTTCTCTGATGTGTTCGTCCATGAGGATGACGACCCCGCCGCCCTCTCTGTTGCCGCGGCCAACCTCCAGTACGCCGACGGCGCTCCGCCGCTCCAGGAGAGCGGAAGCGAGGACATAGAGATAACTCAAGGGGGCGACCCCATCCTGAGCTCAGGCGTTGAAGGAGAGGGCAATACGGCGGTGGAAATCACCGACGGGAAGAAGCGGCCCACACCGGAGGAGAAAAAGGCCTCCCTGGTCCAGGCCGCCCAGCGTGCCCTCCTCCAGGCCGAGAGGGAGGAGAGCCGCCGGTTCGAGATTGCAACGGCGAAATTCTTCCGGGAGCAGTCCAACCGGATCACCTCCGCCATGGGCGGCACCGAGAAGGCCGAAAGGACCGTGTGGGACATCCTGCTGGATGGGGTCCCTGAGTATGACGTGGACCCGTCCGGGGCCTGGATGAAGCTCGACGAGGCCGAGAGAGCCCAGCGGGTAGACAATTTCGTGCTGGGGCTCATCGACTGGCCCGGAGAGGCCGCTGTCCTGGCTTCCATCTTCGACCCCCTCTGGAAGGAGAGCTACGCCAAGGGCGCTGAGGTGGCGTCTAGGGTGTACGGCCTCCAGGCTATTCAGAGGCCGGAGTTGGTGTCTACCGCCAAGCTGAGGGGCGGCATCAGGGTGAAGAATATCACGGAAACCACCCAGAAGGAAATCGCCCGTATTGTCTCCTCTGGCCTGGAGCACGGGGACAGCAGGGCCACGATTGCCTCCCAAATCCAGGAGGAGATGCAGACCACCAGCGCACGGGCCCGGACCATTGCCTCCCAGGAGTGCAACTGCAGCCTTATCTCTGGAAATCACGACATGATGCGAAGAGCCGGGGCGAAGTGGAAAATCTGGCACGTCCGAGAGATGTCCGTAGCCCGCGACAGCCACAAGAAGCTGAACGGGAAGCGCGTCCCCATAGACGGATACTTTGAGCCAAAGCCTGGTGTCCGTCTCTCTCGCCCCTGTGACCCTGATTGTAGCGACGCTTCCGAAGTGGTCAACTGCCACTGTACTCTTACCTACGAATGGGACTAGGAGGCCGACACCATGGAATTTACAGCAGACCAGGCCACGGCTGCTGCTGAGGCGGCGGGCATTGACCTGAAGAACGAGCGGTTCACCGCTGAGGCTCTGGCCGCCGGTATGACGGCGGAGCTGGAGCACGGGGCTGAGAGCCCCGATACTGACATCACCAATAACGACCCCATACTGACGGCGAAACTTGCGGTGGCACACCTCCGCAAATCGCCGTTTTATTATGCCCCGAAGAAGGGGCTGAAAGCATGGGAGGCTTCGCTCGGGAAGGGGGTGAAAACCAAGAGCATGAAAACCGAGTACAAGGTCCTTCAATTCAAGGCGGACGAGTACGAGGAAGATACTGGCATTTTCAGCGGCTACGCCGCCGTGTTCGGGAATGTGGACAGCGGCGGCGACATCATAGAGCCCGGAGCCTTCACGAAGACAATCGCCGAAGGCTGGGAGCGGGTCAAAATCCTGGCCCTGCATAACGACTGCTGGCTTCCCATTGGCCGCCCTCTGGAACTGAGGGAGGACAGCAACGGCCTTTACATCAAGGCCAAGGTCAGCGACACCTCGATGGGGCGCGACATCAAGGTGCTGCTGAAGGATGGCGTCCTCAATGAACTGTCCATCGGGTATGACCCCGTCGTATTCGACTACGACAAGGACAGCGGGGTCCGCCATCTCCGCGAGGTGAAGCTGTGGGAGGTGTCCGTTGTCACCTGGGCCATGAACCCGGAGGCAGTCATCACCGACTACAAGCAGGCCGCTGAAGCCGCCGAGAGAGCCAATGCCATGGCCGCTGAAGCTGTGGCCGACGTAAAAGCCGGCCGCAAAATCAGTGCCGCTAGGATGAAGGCCCTAAAGGAGGCGAGCGCCAGTATGAAGGCCGCCACCAAAGCCCTTGACAGCATCATCCGTGAGGCTGGAGAGGAGAGCACACCCAAGGGGGCCCGGGCCCCTGAAGCCGGTAAGGGAGCGCACCCCGCCGGAGCTACTACCATCGAAATCTTACTTTGACAGGAGGAACACCAGAATGAGCAAGTACATTCCCAAGACCAAGAACTCCCCCGCCCCTGCTGGCCGTAAGTCTGTGAAGATGGAGGCCGACGAACTGACCGAGAAAATCAAGGCCTGCGTCAAGGAGGCCCTGGAGGAGCAGTCCGAGGCCAAGGCTGAGGGCGAGGGCGGTGGAGGCTGCCCCCGCCGACATCTCTGCTCTGATTGAGCAGGCCATGGACGTGGTGGCCCAGAAGCGCAAGGCCCGCAAGGAGGCCGGCGAGGAGCTGGGCGACGTGAGCACTGACGAGGTCCTGGAGGCCGTGGGCGAAATCATGGACGCCCAGGAGGAGGCCAAGGCCAATGACGGCGTAGAGGATGAGGAAGCCAAGGAGGATGAGGGTATGGAGGAGAACGAGGCGAAGGGCCGCAAGGCCGCCACCCGGCCCACCAGCACCAAGTCTGCCCCCTCCCGCAAGTCTGCCCCTGCCCCTGTGCAGCGGAAGTACAGCGGCATCTACATGAGCCGGGGCACCGGGGCTCCTTCCTCCAAGAAGTCTGTGCCCCCTGCTATCCAGCTCGCCCGTGCCATCAAGTGCCTGGACGTGTTTGGCCGCCACGACCCCGATATGGCCTCCTTCTATGCCCGGAAGAAGTACGACGATGCGGATATGGCCCGCGAGTTCAAGGCCCTGTCCGCCACCAACCCCTCCGGCGGCGGCTACCTCATCCCGGAGGTTTACCTGGATGACATCGTGGAGCTGCTGTACGCCAAGACCGTCATCTTCGAGCTGGGCGCTCAGAAGGTCCCCATGGCAAACGGTAACCTGAACATCCCCAAGATGACCTCCGGGGCCCGTGCTACCTGGGGCGGTGAGGGCCGCAAGATTGCCAAGAGCCAGCCCACCTTCGGCAACATTAAGCTGTCCGCCAAGCGCCTGGAGGCTATCGTCCCCCAGACCCGTGAACTGCTGATGTCCACCAACTTCTCTGCCGACCAGATGGTTGCCAACGACCTGACCCGCCGGATGGAGCTGGGCCTGGACTTCGGCGCTATGTTCGGCAAGGGCGGCGAGTTCCAGCCCCTCGGCGTGTTTGCCGACAAGGAAGTGGAGCACGTGGACGCCAAGACCCTGGGCAACACCGACCTGTCCTCTGCTGAGGGTGCCATCACCGCCGACTTCCCTGTGTATATCCGCTCCAAGGTCCTGGCCAAGAACGTGGATGACAACAAGCTCGGCTGGGCCTTCAACTCCGTGCTGGAAGGCTACCTCATGAATATGAAAACCACCACCGGCGCCTACATCTACCGGGACGAGATGAACAGCGGCAAACTGCTGGGCTTCCCCTACCGGGTGTCCAACCAGATCACCACCGACGGCACCGGCCTCACTGAGCTGGCCTTCGGCAACTGGGCTGACCTGCTCGTGGGTGAGCAGATGGGCCTGGAGACTTACACCACCCTGGACGGCTCCTGGACCGATGAGGACGGCGTTCAGCACAATGCCTTTGAGGAGAACCTGGCGGCCACCCGTGCCCTGATGTACGTTGACATTGCCGCCCGGCACAAGGAGAGCTTCATCCACGTCAAGAACATCAAGGCTTTTTGAGCCTGAGAAACAGGAGGTAAAAGAACCATGAAGCGTGAACTCATTCAGAACGTGAAGGTCACTCCCTATACCAGCGAGACCGCTATTGACCGCGACGGCTTCCTGTCTGCCGTCCTGGGGGTCCTGGTGGGTACTCCCACCGGGGACCCCACCGGCCTGGCTGTTAAGCTGACCGTGACCG